TAATTTACGGCGGGGTCGTCTGTAGGTAGCACATAGCGTGGCGCGTCAGGAAAGAGGTGGTAAACCGGCATAAAGCAGCCTAAATAATTCCCGTCCGGTGTTTCCATTTGGTAAGGCGTGCCAATCAGCTTTTTAAGTTCGTTAATTTTATCTTGCATATCTTTCTTATTTCCTTTAATCTTTAATATAAAAAATGGAGGTTTATTTTATGAAAAAAGTTTTATTTATTTTAGTTCTTTTGATTTCCTTGCCTGCGCTTGCAGAACCTATCGAAAATAAAGGGATGATAGAAGATATTAATTTTGCTATTAATATGACTTGCCACTCTAAAAACAGGTTTAATATCCCAAACAGGGAGGATTCGGATCTTTGCATGAAGGCTTATACGGCTAAATTGCAAATACAAATCCTTGAAGAACTGCAAAAGCTTAATGCGGAAAAACCTAAGTCTTTATAATCATTTCCTTAGGCAATGACGGGAACCCTCCATAATTTTCAACATTGTTATATCTTTTGCACGTTGTTAGCGTATGGTCGCAATTCACCTGTGCACCCGTATATCCACAATTACAATCCTTGAATTTCCATTGACACCCCACCCCGTATGTCATGGCAGGAATCGAAATATCATAGCCGGGGTACATAGGTTCAATATCAATACTTGCAGTCTCATCATCAAGATTTAAATTATTAGCTTTCCCGTAAACTTCCAACTCTGCCGCAGGGTCTGCCAAAATCTCATAAGTGGACGTATTTAGCCAAACCCTGAATAAAGAGCAAGTACAGCCTGTTATAACATCCCCGTGAGTTGCAATAAGGTTGCTTATCGCTAACCCTGCATTGCTTATGGTTATTTTTACCTCACCAGCCTCATTATTGTTATCAGCCCTGCGTTCTGACATCTCAAGAGGAGCGCCGAGATAAGTATCACCGCTGTACGTAAGACTTGCAAGCGTATCATTGTCAAGGATAAGGATATTATCTCCCTGTTTTGGTTCGATTTTTAACAATCTACGGGGGATTACATAATCCTTGAGTTCTTCATCCGTTGGTGTTGGAGTTAACGGAAATACTTGTCTGATAGGAACTTGAATTTCCCTGAACCCTTCATCATTAATACGGCTCCTTAATTCGTCAGTGTCAAAACGCACTGTATAAGTATTACCGTCCCCGTCCTTGTCTGCACTCCAAGTCCAAGACCATTGCGCCCAACGTCCCTTTTTGGATATAAAAAACGCCTCAAGCTCTTTGCCGTCTGTTTCGTTAAGTTCATAAGTCAGCGTCCACCGCCTGCGGGGATTATCCCACTGTGAAAACCGGTTGCCTTCAAAACTGGCGGTCATTTCCTTGTCTTTGATAGTCGCATATTCGCTTTCAAAGTCAAGTTCGGTTTTATGATAGCCTGATAAAGAAGCTGGCGGGCTATAGCTCTCCTCGTCTATGCAGGAAAATGATAGTTCTGAATCAATAAACCCGTAATATTTCCAATTCGCCTCTAATACATCTTTGTTAAGCACACAGGTATATGTTGCACCATTCCCGCCCTTTGCCTCTTCCCATGTGAAACTAAATACATCGCCTTGCCCTTTGACGGACTGGAAGAAACTTATAAAATCATCTCTTCCGGCTGCGTTTTTTTCAAAAGTTAGCGTAAATTCCCTAACAGGTCTTATTTTTCTGCAATACCTTTTTTCATATCCTTCACCCAAGTCGGTTATAAGGGTTTCAAATCGTATAGAAGAAGCATGCACTTGATTATATGGTAGTGAAAGAGTTACAGTCATTTATGCCCCCCTAACGGCAGCTTTTAACACCCCGCCTTTGCGAATACCGTCCGCAACCATACCGTTAATAAACTCCCGTTTTTCGATTAACATACGTTCAACGCTGCGTCCGTCCATTGCGTTTATCGTGAAAGAATTATGCACTATTACAGGCTGTCCACCGCCCATGCTTCCGCCATTTGCCGCATTCCATAATTTTGCTTGCTGACGTGGGTTTAATACCATTTCCGAGCCGTGCGCCGTTATTGGCACTGGTTGCGAGAACGAGCCGGGGACGATGCCGCCGGTGTCAAAAGAAAGAGCAGAAAGCCCTATTTTGCCGATAATTCCCAATATTCCAGAACCGCCGCCTGATGCAGCCATGCCAGTAAACGCCTGTATAGCTGACATTTTAGCCATATAAAAAAGCAGTTCTTGAAATACGTTGCGCATGCGTTCACCAAAAGACAGTCCGCTTTGTGTCATTGTTTGGAAAACATCTCTGGATAAATCGCCAAGCCTTTTAATGTTGTTCTGTAAAACTTCTTGTGTAACTTTTGTGTTATGTTTTAATGCATCAAACTTGGCTTGTGCAATGATTTCCTGCCCTTTTATCTCGTCTGCCTGTTTTTCTTCAAGGTATTTTTTGTCATATTCTTTAAGGGACTGGATTTCTTTTTCTTTATAAACGTTTTGCAGTTGTAAATAAAGTTCTCCCTTGTTTTTAGCATCTGACAAGGTTATTTCTCTTTCTTTAGCCAGATATTCTTTAATAAGGTCAAACGATACTTGCAACCGTTCGCCAATTTCCATTTCGGACGGAATCCCTAAAAGATTTCTTACCTGCGAATCTAACTGTAAATCGTAAGCCTCTTTAGAAAGCGCATCTTTAATTTTTTCATACGACTTTAATGCTTCTTCGTTTACTACTTCGCCGCCAGCAGGTGTTTTATTGGTATCCGGCTTTATGTCAAGAGCCATCAAGTCCGCATTGATAGCCTTTATTTCGTCAACTTTGGGCTGTACTAATTTCTTGATGTCATCATAGGACTTCATCATCATATTTTTATAAGCCTGAATGCTATCTCTGCCAAGACTAATTTGCGAAAATTCAGGCAAAGGCTCAGGCGTATTTTTGTTATAGATATCCCGTATTTCAGAAATCAGCATTGCTTTTCTTGCTTCAAGCGCATTTTTGCTAAGGTTTTTGTATTTTCCTGCCAGTAATTCAACAGCTTTGCCGTTTCCTTCAAGACCTGCTTTAATATCAGGGAAAGTTGTTAACAAAGTATTCTGGATTTTTACAAACTCTTCCTCTTCTTTTTTAGTCTTATTTTTCTTTTTTGCAAGCTCATCATATCGTGCGGCAAGCGTACTCATGGAAGATTTTTGCTCCTCAAATTTCCTTTTTTCCTGTTCGGCGGCAAGGGCATTTTGTTGAGCAATTTTTACAGTTGTTTCCTTGTTTCTGTTATAAACAATAACGGCGGTTGTTAATCCTGCAAGAGCTGTAGCCAATGCAACATAAGGGTTTATAGACATAGCGGCGGTTAATGCCAAGACCGCATTTCTTGCCTGCAATAAAGCAAGTGTAAATTGCCCCCTTAAAAGGGTAGCAAATGCAACCTGTAACGCTGTAGTCCTTGCTGTAATTACATACAATGAAGCGTAAGCCGCTTCAAGGCTTTTTATTCCCGCTAAAATCCCTACTCCACCAGCAGTAACACCTATTACTAATGCAACATCCTTTAAAGCGTTTGACAAAGCGTGAGTATTTCTTTCAATAACAGCAATACTGCCCGCCGATTCTCTCATGCTATCTGTTAATTGAATAAAGCCTTGTAAAGCATTATTAATACCAGGGAGCAAAATTGTACCAAATGCCGCACCAGTCAGTTCTATGTTGTCTTTCAGTGTTGACCACAAACCAAGAGTTGTTCCTGATTGTTTATCCATCAAGTTGAAAAACTTGCCGCCTTCTGTGGTTGCATCAATAAACGCCTGCCTTACCTGATCAAAGGTCAGTTTACCGTCCGCCATTTCTTGCCTGAGAGTGTTTATGCTTTTACCTGTCTTTTCAGAGATAATCATAAGCGGATTAAAACCAGCATTGACCATCTGTAGAAGGTCTTGCCCCATGAGCTTGCCTGCCGCCTGAGACTGCGCAAAGGCTAAAGAAAGCTGGTTGAATCTCTGGACATTCCCGCCTGAAATGTCGCCCAGCATTTTTAGGGTAGGGAGCAAGGTATTAACATCCTGCCCGAAATTAAGCAATAACCTTGAATTGTCGAGTAAATCCCCGAACTGCAAAGGTGTTTTTGCCGCCAAGTTTTGTATATCTGTGAAAACTTCCTTTGCCTTGTTGGTATCGCCGATAAGGACATCAAAAGAAGCACGTACCATCTCGAAATTTGCCGCTGTCTTAATCGGCATGGTAATCATTGCCGAGGTTAAATCAGATACTTTTGCCAGCAATCTTGTTATTGCATTCCCTGCGACTGTCCCTATTGCAACAGTAGCAACGTTTCCGAATTTCTGTGCGGCGTCGCCTGCGCTGGAAAACCCTTTCGTTAAATCACCCAGTGCTGATGTGATATTCCCCCTGAGCTTGCCTAGATTTTCAGCCGCTCCTGTTGTTCCAAGACCTTTCAGTTTATTAGCGGCATCCTGGGCGTTTTTACCAGCAGTTTTTAACCCGTTTCCTACCTTTAAGGATTCAGAGGACAATCCCCCAAGAGCTTTTTTCGCACCCTCAAGCCCTGACTTGAAAGATGAGTTATCTACAACAAGTTTTAGCTCTATGTGTCCATTTTTAGCTGATTGTGCCATCTAATTTCCTCTTAACAAATTGGCGGTTGCGGATTAGGTGTAAACGTTTGCGCAGGCGTAACCTGATTGACTGGCGGCGCAGGTTTTTTTTTCGCATCTGCCTGAGCTTTCATTGCTTTTAACATCGCCGATGTTCTTTTTTGCTTTTCCTGGTTTTCTTTTTCTTCATCAGGAACGCCGTTTGCTATCTTGTGAGCTTTTGCCGCCGCCGATAACATACGAGGCGTAGCCGTCCAGAACTTATAATCTGTCCAGTGTAAAAGCGTTATTCCGAAATAATAGAGCCAAGACCAGTCCCAGCCTTCATCTACTTGCTGGCTTGGCTCTGTGCGTTTTTTGAATTATCTGTATTCTCTGTATGATTAGAAGCCGACAATGCCGAAGTTATTGCATTAACAAGCTCTCCATCCATAACATTTAATGTGTAGATTTTTTCAAGCGGAATTTCTTCCTTAATTTTTAGGGGGTCTGCGGGGTCAAATTCGTCGAATATCAAAGTAGCTCCCCATATGCACATAGCAATGCCTTTAATGTTCCCTACAGTATATAGGTTTACTATTTCTTCAGGGGTTAAGGCAAACTTTTCCTGCATCGCCGCTAAATTCCTGAGCGAAAAACTGACAGGATATTTTTTCCCAAAAAGAGTTATTTCTGTCTTTGCAGGAATTACATCTTTTACCGTATTTTTTGCTTTTGCCATAATTTTTTCCTCCACCCTCCCTACAACAAAAACACCCTCAATGCGGGGGAGGATACCGCATTGAGAGCTTATTATTTACCTGACTACGACGTTGTCTGCGCCGCATTTGCATCTGAACCCGCCTGTTTTGAATTTGAGGTTCGCCGGAATATCAATAGGCTTCCCGCACTTCTTGCAGACAGGAACTTGCGGTTTAGTGGTTTCTTTCTTTTTAGTTGCCATAAATCACCGCCTTACATTGTAATTCCGGTTAGAGTAGTTACCGTAGAATCAAATATAATTTCATACGGTAGAGATTTGCTGCCACTACCTCTATTAAATGTTTTATTAGGGAATACAGCAGTGCCAGAGAATGAAAATGTGCTAAAGTCGCCTTCTTTCCCTGCAACTGGATAGCTTTCAATTTTGCATTTATATAAGACAAGGGTTACACTTCCAACGTCAGCATCAGTAACAGAGGCTTGTAGCTGGAAATACTCAGGTTTGTCGCCATCCTGGAAGCTGTATTTTTGCTGCGTTTCGCCTGTTGCTGTAATTCTGCCACCCTGTAATGCCTTTAATGCATCGAGCGAAAGTTTTGCGTGTTCTGCACTAAATTTAAAACTCTTAATTTTCGTAACGACAGCCATGTCTTTTTCGTCGCCGGAAAGGGTTTTGCTGTCAATGTTTGGTTCAACAGAGAAGTTTTTTACACCTGGTATGTCAATACCAGCTCCTAAAGTGTAAGATGATGCGGTATCTGCCGTAATCGGGAAGATTTTTAGGTCTGCAACTCCGTAAAAAAATGATTCTTTTCCTAATGCCATAGTTTTGCTCCTTTATAGTTGTCCTACTCTGATAACACCTTGATACTCAAGAGTGATGGTTACGAAATGGTATAAAATCTTGTTATCCTCTCCTAAGCTGTACGAAAACTCAGGCGGAAGTTTATTTTTAACGAAATCATTCGTTTCTATATTCGGAGAGTTATCAATCGCATTTGCTACATAAGAAATAAACTTACAGAACTCCTCAAAAGACTTCTCCCTATGGTTTTCCGTATATCCAACGTGAACTAAGAACTTCATTGAATACAAAACAGCGGATTGTTCAGTTTTCCTAATAGAGTTCTGCGTTATTGGCGCAAAATCGCCGGGTTCTATCGCAATAGAATTTCTGCTCGCAAATAGACTTGACCCCGGGAACCCTTTATAAACACATTTTTCTGATTCAAGATATTTCCTTACATACGGATCCGCTGTAAGCGTTGAATGCAATGAATCAATAATGCTCGTTATTGCCTGTACCATTTAAGCTCCAGTCATTAAGTGTTTTGTCAATAATGTGAAAATCTTTTTATGAGCCGATTCTGACAAATCCCGCATAAACGGTCGAGCTGGCACTCGTCTTGAAGGAATCTGATGCCCTTTTGAAAAGAATCCTGGCTTGCCTCCCCAGTGCAGGGCTTTTTTATTCTTCGGCTTTATTGTCATCGGGGGGAAAGTATGCCCAAAGTTATGAACAGCCGCATATTCGACATTTGAACTTCCAGCAGAAACTGCCGCATATAATGCACCGTGCCGTGGCTTTATACTTCCTACAAGCCTGCCAGTGTCTCTGAGCTTTTTTATTGAGCTTTTATTCTTATTCCTGCGCTGTAATATAGTAGAGGGCTTGAGAGGAACCCACGGATTACCCTTTTCGTCCTCCTCGTCCTGAAACCGCTGGATAACATCCTTGTGCATTTCAAGAGAAGCGGCTATCATTGCAGGATTAAGGTCTGTTCCCCTTCTTTCTATCAGCTCAAGAACACGCCTCGCCGCCGTGTCGTCATATTTTAAGAAAATATCAGCCATTAGTCTGAATAGTTATCCCATTGCAGGGTTACATCATTCTCAAATTCAATAGTGCTGTCATTAGTGCTATACACAGGCTTATTATAATTCTGCGTAAGTCCAACAATCCTTTTCTTGCCGCTGTTAATTGCTTCCAATTCACTGATTGCCTGCTCGTATCTAACTCTATGAGGGCTTTTTGTAGTGCCTTCAACAACTTCAAAGCTCGAATATAGATTGTAAGCCGCAATAATAGCCGACCAGCTCCTAATTTGAGCCGGTGTTGAACTAAACGGCAAAGTATATTTCGATAAATACGTGTCAACTTCGCTATCCGCAACCTCAATCACTCCTATAATGTCTTCATCATCAATGTTTTGAGATGTTCCAGTTCCGCCGAGCAACGCCCGCACGTCGTCGGGTGAACAATAGCCAGTGTATGAAAAACCCAGTGCAAGATTAGAGATAGAAGGCGTTGCCGTTCCGTCAGAATGAAGGAAAATTCTTACCTTAACCCTTGTCCGTTCAGTTGTGAATGTCGCAAGATTAGCTTGTATTTCCGCAAGGGTGTTTGCTTTTGCATAGCTGCCATCAGATACAATCCATCCGGCGTTATAATAATAATCCTGCCCGTCTTTGATTAAGGTGTACTTTATTTCAGTTCCTGAAGGAGTATCGACCGACGGAACAAACGAGTTTATAGAAGTGAGCGGTATTGATTTTCTTGTCAAAATCGAAGGGTTAGCCGTAGAATATGCTTTCTGTAACTGCATTTTCCCGCCCACTTCTATCACTGACCCGTCAAAAATGTACGGATCTGAAAATTTAAACTCGTAAATTTTTAAGAAATTTGCCATTTATAACCTTCCGATATTACTGTTATACTACTGGCTCTGTAGGTTTTTCGGCTTTAGGCTGTTTTTTCTCTGTAGGTTTTTCGGTTTCTTTCTTTACACGCTGAACGCCGTTAAGTTCACCCTTTACAATCAGCTCAATAAGCTCTGATTCTTTAGCATCGGAATAATACTCGATACTCATTTCGTCAAGGATTGTTTTAAGCTCGACAATATCTTTCTTGACAAGTTCTTTCTTTATTTTTTCAGCTTTTGCTTGTAATTCTTGACGTTTTTTCTCAATAAGCAACTTTGCATCCGCAAGGTCTTTATCTTCTTGCTGCTCAGCGGCAATCTGCTCTCTGAGTTCAGCGAGTTGACTTTCTTTCAAAAGACCTTTAAAGTTGCCTGACCGAACACGGTATAACCCTTTTTCAAGAGGTTCTATTTCTACCTCGTAAAATGTTTGGATATTCTGGCTTTTTGGTAGATTAAAGCCCTTTTTTGATATTAACTTTTCCACGAATTTTCTCCTTAAATTTTGTTTAAAACGAAAAGACAGGGGAGAGGCGAACCCCTCCCTTATCTTTTGAGAACGAAAAGAACGAATTATGTATTAGTTACCATTACGGCTTTCCACCATGCACCGTAAGCGACATCTCCACGCCATTCAGCACCGTACTTGAGTAATCCTTCATCGATATAAGAATCACTCTGCAAGCTTGGCATGATGAACTTGAGGTCATCTTCAATCTGGCAAAGAATAGGTCTCTTGTCGTCGGAAACGTCAATTACATAATAATCGTCGCTGTCAGTGAATGGATGAACTTGAATATCATTGATGTAACCTTTTACTGAGTTGCTTTCTGTCGCTGAAATATTATCCTGTGTCTTCAACTGCATAAATTTCGGATAAAGCAGTGGGGCGCAAACAATATCAATCTTTGCGACTTTAGGGTTCAAGAGGCGTTTTGCGCCGTCATCCCCGCTTGTCCAATAGAAGCCCTGCAATGCACCGATTGCACTAAGGACATCGGCATGGATATGGGTTAATGTTTCCCCTGTTCCTGAAACGATGTTACTCTGCGTTCCAGCGACAATGTCAAAGGCATGGGTTGTGTCAAAAAGGTTCTGTCCATCAAAGCAAACACCGTAAGTATTTGTATCGCCAGCCTCAAGTAAGGTTAATGCTCTTTCGATAGGATGGTCTGCGGCTCTTATCTTAAAGCTCAAGAGCTGTTCTTCCTGAATATTCAAGCCTTGAAGCGGGTTACGCTTTGCGGCAGCCGCTGCTCTCTCAAAGTCGACTTTGTCGAGAACGATACCGTCTTCCCATTTTTTATTCTTAACATTCATTGTGAATGCGTCGCTCAGAGTTTTATATTTTCTGGCTCCTAACTTCTCCTGCATGCCGCCTGCAAACTTCGTAAACAGATAATCGGCTGATGCGCCAGGTAATACGTTGTACCTTGTCATAACCGACTTACCGATAGCCGACAAATCTGTAAGTTTTGGGTTGAAACGAGAATCAACCTGCTTGTTGAAGGCGGTTACTAACCCTTCTACTGTGTATGCTGCTCCTTGTGGCATTTTATTTCTCCTTTTTTAATTCACTACTAAAAATCCGCCCCTTTAAGTGAGCGGAAACCGTTTATTTTACTGTTTTTTCGATTGCCTTATATCTGTACTTCGGCGGATGTTGTGCTTATGACACGTCTGATTGTGCCGACTTCGATGTCGTTTGTGGTTGCAGCCGCAAGGGCAACCGTTCCATCGTCCTTAACATAGACTTTATCACCGATGTTTGTATTGGCGATTGTTCCGGTTGTCATAGTAACGATTGCGCCGGAACCTGCTGGGATAAACTCTATTGAGTTATCACCGTCCGAACCGCCAGCTGCTTGGTTGAGTTCTTCCAAGGCTACGCCTGCGAATTTCAGATTTGCGGTGTCTGTCGCAGGGGTTAGGTAACCATCAGCCGCCCAGCAAAGCAAAGCTCCTTTATAGATATGGATTGCTCCTGCTGTTACTCCGGCTTTCTGCCTTGTTCTTTGGTTTTCGTATCTTACGACCGTGTTTGCGCTTAAAGCTGTCATTTCTTGCTCCTTTATTTTCTTTTACTATCTACGTTTTACTTGTTTTGAAAGACCAAAAAGCCTTATATTACTTTTTTGCGAACATTGTTTTTATTTCTTCTTCTGTTTTTCCGGCGGCTCTGTGGATTGCCATAGCCTCTTTTTCAGCGTCGGTATAATCCGCATTGTCGGATTCGGTATGCTGTGAATACTGCTTTGTAAAGTCGATTTTCGGGCGGTTTGTGAGCAGTTCTTCAAATGCAGCACTTACGGAAATTTCTTCTTCTTTGCCGTCGGTTTTGCTGAACTTGATTTTTTCTTCTTCGCCTTCAATCTTTCCAAAAACAGCGGCAAGAGCGTTTTTCTGGTAAGGGAAAATAACACCCTTATCAACCAGAGCGTTTACCTTTGCTTCGATTTTTTCTTTTTTGACGGCTGCCTTGTACTCTTCAAGCTCTCTTTTTGCCTTTGCTGCTTCCTCTTGAGCATCAGTTACCGCCTTGTCTTTCTTGGCAAGCTCTTCTTTCCTTGCTTTCTCCTCAGCCTGCTTTTTGGCTTCGGCTTCCTGCTCCTTTAGAAGATTAGCTTTAATTTGCTCTTCTGTGAGTGTGTTTGTTCCTGGCATAGTTTGTTCTCCTTTTTCAATGTATTCTTTACTAAATAAGTCGGGTATTTCTGGCTGAGTAGCTCCAAGAAGAGCTATAGAATCAAGCACTAATCCCAAGGTTTTACCTTTTATGCTGTAAGAGTTCCATATTTCAGGCGATTTCTTACAGAAAAATTGTTTATCAATAAGGTTGTAAAGCGGTTGCGGGATGCCTGTTAAATCACCGATAAGCGAATCTCCAATCGCTCTAAGGTTTTTTGCTTGTCCAAAAGCTGGCATACTATCACTTTTAAGCATATCCAAGAGCACTTTCCCTACTTCTTTGTTATTGTCATGACCGAGCTTAATTGGGACAACAAAGCCAAAATTTTCTATTAGATAATTGGTGTTTTTTACCAATTCTTCAATGTCTTTTTGCGTAAAGGTTCGCCCTTTGTATGTTCCAGATTTAAAAAGCTCTTTGTCCTTGATTTCGCAAAGTTTAATTTCTTTGTCTGATGCCATTTCCTTAATAGTGTTTATAACGGCATCTTCAAACTGGCTTTTCTTAAACAGCATTATTTCTTCGCTGAAAATATTCTCACTAATGACAGAATCCGCCAGTCCGTATGCAACAGCTTGTTCCGCTGTCAAAATAAAATCCCTTTGCATATCCTTCCTGAGGGTTTCTTTATCCTTTCCAATATTTTTGGAAAGGATATCAAGATAAACTTCATTAAGACGCTTTGCTTCCGCCGCTTCAATCTCCATATCCTGAATATTACCCCATGCGCCGCCGGAAACCTGATGGAGGAGTAAGCGGGCATTCTTTGTTATGTATCTTTTCTTCCCGCAACTGAATAATACAGAACCTGCGCTTGCCGCCTGCCCGATGCAGACCGTCTCAAGGTTCATGTCAATAAGATTTATCGAATCAATAATAGAAAGCAGGCTGGTCACACTTCCGCCAGGTGAATTTATAATCAAACGAATATCCTTGTCAGACTTTGCCGCTATAGCTAAGTCTTTAATCAGGAACTCCGCCGTAGTATCGTTAAAATCGTCGAAGAAAAATATTGTCTTCATTGATATATTGCTCCTTTAACTAATTAATAACCCCGAATAAGCCGCCGTATTAGGCATAGCCGTTAAAACTTCCGCTGGTTCGCCGTCAATAGAAGCATTAATGTAAACCGCCACGCCTCTATCGTTATAGTGAAGTGGATAACTGAGCTTCTGGTCTAATTCAGTACCTACCCGCACACATTTACCGTGAATAAACAATGAAAACGGGTGGCTTCTGTCGTCCAAGACTTCGACAAACTGCTTATAATAAACGTCCTTTGTCTTATCGTTCAACTCAATAGCCTGAATATGCCTACCTTTGTTAAATGCTGCGTTAAGATTAGTTCTTACTATCGTTCTTAGCCTTGCTTCTGTTACCGCAGGAGCTACAACGCTATCCGCCAGCTTTGTTGCGGTATAAACTTCCTGCAAAGCCTGCATGGTTTTCTTTTCAGACCAGCCGCCCTGTATTGCCTGCAATAAAACTTTCTTTGTCTGTGTGAGGTATAGACCTGCCAGTTCTCCGGCAAGTGCTTTGGACAGGGCAAGGATGTAGTCCATATATTCAGGTTCAAGAAGCTCATTTGCGGGTAAAGCAAATTTCTGCGGTTGCATTTCCTCAAGGAAGGTCATTTTCCCTTCTTTTGCCGCCTGTTTAAGGTATTTCTGGAAGATTTGTTTTAAGTTCCCTATGTAAGATCCTTTGATTTCAAAGTTCTCTATCTCCGTAAATTTCTTGCCGGAAACCAGCTTTTTATTCGCTACTTTGTTGGAAACATCGATGTAAATTTCATCCACAACGTCGATTATTTGCCCTATCATAGATTCTTCTTTTTCTTGGAAAAAGTTGTCTATTTTGGCAAAGTTTACCTTTAGTTGTGCGCCTTCGAGTTCCCATCCATTATATGATTTCTTGGCGAATTCTTCTTTCTTTTTGCCGCCTGCTGGTTGTTCTTCAGGAGGCGTGGTTTCCTTAACAGGGGTCAAGTCGAGTAATTCGTCCTCATTAATTTCAGGGAATCCAAGCAGTTTAAGGATTTTTGCCTCGGTTGCCGTAGTTGCCCTGACAGAGCCTGACTTCCGTGCCTCGTTATAAAGTTTGATAATTGTTTCTATATCGTCGTCATTCGTCGGATTAAACTTAATTTTCGGGTAGCTATCCTGAGGACCGTAGTTATAAATCACATAACGCTTGATGAGCTGCTCGTTTATAGTTTCTTCGAGGTCAATTTTATCCTGGTTGACAACCATTAAGAAAACGTCAAACTGCGTGCTTGCTTTTGCGTTGCTACCCACTTTTACATTCAAAAAGCCCAATTCAGAAGGAACCTTAAGGGCTTTGGAAATTGAAAAATCCAGCCTGTCAAGGTATTTCTCGAATGCTTCACCGCCAGCGGCGTCGAGCTTAACAACTTCTTTCTCATAGGTGTTAGGAATCATTATAATTCCGCCCTGATGCGTCTTCTTGAGGCTGTTTGCAGTTGCAGTAAGCTTCTCTTTAACTTCTGCCTCTGTTTTTCCGGCATAATCATCGGGGTTATAGGTAACGATAATAGGAGGAACGCCGAATCTTTCAAGTAGGGTATTATAAAAACGCTTAATCCTGTCCTTATCCTTCCAGCTTATATAAGCGGGTTTAAGTTCGGAAACGCCGTAATAGTTGCAATTCTCCATATTGTTTACATGGAGTATCATTTTTTCTACTGGAAGGGGATTTTCTTTTCCGTCAACTTCCTGCCTTATGCCGTCCTCAAGCAGATTGCCGTATTTATCTGGATAGAACTTAATCTTTTGGCTATCTCTGGTCT